TGGTAAGAAAGTAAACAAGATGATGGTCAAAGGATTGGATACAGTTCGTTCTAGTTTCCCTACAGCAATGAGAGATATGTTAAGTAAATTGTTAGAAGATATTCTAATGGATGTACCAAAAGATAAACTAGATAAGTTTATATTAAATTTTAAGAATAGTATGAGATTGATGGATGTAGATAAGATAGCAGTACCAACTGGTGTTAAAAATATAAAGAAGTATATTGAAAAAGGTAGAAAAGGATTTGCACCATACCAAAAGGGAACACCAGTTCATGTTAAGTCTGCAATAGCTTACAATGATTTATTAGAATATTTTAATCAAGACAAGAGATATGAAAAGATATCAGATGGTAGTAAAGTCAAATGGGTGTATCTAAAAAATAATAATTTGGGATTAGATACTGTTGCGTACAAGGGATATGAAGATCCACCAGAAATAATGAAATTTATTAGGGATAATATAAACCCAAATAAACTTTACAAACAAGCTTTAGAGAAAAAGATTATGATGTTTTACGAAGCACTTGGTTGGGATGAACCAACAGATGCAACTAAAACAATAGAAAGATTTTTTTGATTTTGAACAAACTGACTTATATATATGTATATATGGTTATTAAACTAAGGAGTTATAATGAATAAAAAACGAATAGTTCGTTTCATAGATAAATACTATCTGAGTGGTACAGTAAACTCAGTCATACTAAAAAGTGATTCTGATAAATTATCTACAAGGTTTATATCTGGTGATAAAACTTTGTTGGGTGAACTTGTTATGGATAAATCACAGATGGAAGATTGTGAGATAGGTGTTTATAATACAGAACAACTAACAAAGTTATTATCAGTTTTAGATGATGATATTAATGTATCCGTTAATAAGGCTGGTGGTAAATCTATTTCACTAAAAGTGTCTGATGCACATTCTACAATAAATTATATGTTGAGTGATGTTTCAGTAATCAACAAACCACCACAACTGAAACAGATACCTGAGTTTCATTTAGAGATTGATGTGACACCACAATTTATTAGTAAGTTTATTGCTGGTAAGGGTGCTTTGTCTGATACTGATAACTTTACAGTACTTACAGATGGAACTGATACTAAATTAGTTATTGGACATTCTTCAGTAAATACTAACAGAGTTACGATACCAGTTACTACTACTAAATCTAGTGATATTGAAAACGTATCTTTTAATGCAAACATCTTCAAAGAAGTATTGAGTGCAAATAAAGAATGTGAGAGTGCTAAGTTTGAAGTTAGTGGAGATGGTTTATCTCGCATATCGTTTAAAGTTGACGATTATGTCTCAACTTATTATCTAGTACCAGTACAGGACGTTGATTAATATGAAGACATATGAATTGAGAACAAACAATGGAGACTTCGGGTTACAAACCGAAACAGCTTTTGATTATACACCTATTAAAAATCAAGGTGGATTACCAAATGTAGGTGATTTACTATCAGTTACTCGATTTGAAAAGGGTGTAGGTTTTCGTGGTACTGTCACAGTTCAAGTTGACACAAAACCATTTTTCGATGACAGGTCAGAAAAAGAAATCAGAAGTAATCCTCATAATGCTGGTCAAGTTACACATGGTCATGATGGGTATAAAATACACAGAGTTGTGTTTCCAAGTATAAGTAAATATTAATGTATCTTTCTTATTTTGATAAGTTCTATAACATGGAACCTTATCTAGAAATAGATGAGAAAGAATGGGAATATATAAAAAATACCTTTGATAAAGAAGATGTAAAAGAAAGCTTAGCAAAGGTAGCTATGGCATATGAGATTCCTTATGCGGAGATTTCTAAGAAAGATGCTTATCGTGATTATCTAAAATTAAAAGGTATGAAACATACTGATATTTTAGTTAATGGTGAGTGGTTTGCTCGTGAGGGAACTGAATATACTTACAATTTGAACTTTGATGGTAAACAACAATACTTTAGAAGATTGAATGCTGGTAATAGTTCTAGTAATTATTTTCAACAGAAAAACAGATGGTCAGTAGATGGTTCAGTATCACCAGGTCCTCAACGAACTTGGGAAAGTGAAAAGTTCATGACAAGTCTGATGGGTTCAGCTTATTCATTAAAATTACCAAAGATAAATCGTAATGTACTTAGGACTATGATTGGTTTACGAAAATACATATGTGCTCAGTTCAAACCGAATGTATCTAAGGTATTGTATGATAAGTTACAAAGTAAAAACATATTAGACTTTTCAATGGGATGGGGAGATAGATTAGCTGGGTTCTATGCAAGTGAAACATCAGAGTATTATGTTGGTATCGATCCTCGTAAAGAGAATCATCCAATTTACAAGGAACAATCAGAGTTCTACGACAAACACAGAACGATGTTTGAACCAAAGAAAAATACTGAATTTATTTGTAGTCCAGCTGAAGATGTAGACTTTACAAAATATGAAGATACATTTGATACGGTATTTACATCACCACCTTATTTCAACGTTGAGAGGTATAGTTATGATGATACTCAAAGCTGGGTAAACTATAAAGAAATCAATGAGTGGAATGAACAATTCTTACATAAAACTTTGAAAAATTTATGGGGTTCTTTGAAATCTAATGGATACTTATTAGTAAACATATCAGATGTTTATAGTAATTCTAAGTGGAGTACTGATAGGGGTTGGTTGGAAATATGCAATCCAATGAACAATTTCTTATCTACATTTAGTGATTCAGAGTATCAAGGTTGTATTGGAATGGAACTAGCAAAAAGACCGAATAGTGGCGGAGCTGGTACAGCCAAATCAAAAGATTATACAGAAGAAGCTTTAAAGAAAACAGAAGAAACAAAAGACAAAACATTTTGTGAACCAATTTGGATTTGGAGGAAAATTTGAGTAATACACTATGGGTAGAGAAGTATCGGCCTGGTAACTTAGATACTTACATTGGGAATGAACATCTCAAGGATAAGGTATCTGTTTATCTAGAGAGTGGTGACTTACCTCACCTTTTATTATATGGTAAGGCTGGTACGGGTAAGACCACTCTCGCAAAGATTCTTGTAAAGAATATAGAATGTGACTATCTATATATCAACGCTTCTGATGAGAACAACGTGGACACGGTTAGAAACAAGGTTAAAAACTTTGCTTCTACAATGGGTTTTAAAGAGTATAAGGTAATAATATTAGATGAGTGTGATTACATTACACCCAATGCACAAGCTGCTCTTCGTAACCTTATGGAGACTTTCTCTAAACATTGTAGGTTTATCCTAACTTGTAATTTCGTAGAAAGAATTATTGACCCGATACAATCTCGTTGTCAATCGTTTCAGATAATACCACCATCAAAAAAGGAAGTTGCAAAACATACACACGACATCTTATTAAAAGAAAATGTGATGTCTGATATGAATGATTTGAAAGTTCTAATCGATAGTGGTTATCCTGATATTAGAAGAATAATCAATGCTGCTCAAAGAAACGTGGTTAAGGGTAAGTTAAAGTTAGATACCACAAGTATTATACAGAATGATTATAAGTTAAAGTTGTTAAAGATTTTGAAAACACAAGATAAGAAAAATGGATTCAAGGAAATCAGACAACTTTTATTAGATAATAAAATTACAGACTTCGCTGACTTATTCAGATTATTATATGATGAGGTAGATGATTGGGGTAAAGGTCATGTTGCAGAATGTATTTTGATTATAGCACGGTATGAATTGTTGGATGGTCAAGTAGTAGATAAAGAGATTAATGCTATGGCTATGTTAATAGAATTATTAGGAGTGATAAAATGAGTACAAAACCAATGAAACCAATAAAACCACCAAAAAAAGAGATACACCTTGAAGATACAGAATCAATCAAGTGTGATGATTGTGGTAACTATTCTTTTATTAAATCTTACTTTATAAGAAGAATATCACCAATAGTTTCACCAACTGGTCAAGAAGCAATGATACCAATTGAAGTGTTCAGTTGTGGTAATTGTGGTAAAGTACCAGAATCAATGATGCCAAAAGGTAATGAGTAAGAATGCTGATGCCGGTAAGGGTGATAAGTTACGAAGGGGAATAACTCAAGATGAGTGGGAAAAGAAGTGGGAAAAAATCTTTGGTAAAAAAGAAAAGTCTATTCGACCACATAAATCAAATAACAAAGGTTCAAAATCCTAATTATTGGGATGAGATATCTGATGAAGATAAAAAGACTTGGTCAAATTATATGGTAAATAGATTTCTATCCATGAACTCTAATTGGTTAGAATTGGTAAATGAATTACAAAAATATAACTTACAACCAAAAGAGTTATATAAACTATATACTAATGTATTACCTAAAGGTAAGCGTTGGTTAAAATATGTAAAAGGAAAAAGTGATATGAAACATCCAGAATGGTTAATTAACATCATGAGAAACAATGATGAATCTAGTAGAAAAGAAGCTATAGACGCTATAGAGATGTTGATGCTTACAGAAGGTGGTATGATGGAACTTGGTGAACTAGGTAGAAAATGGGGAATAGAAGAACGTAAGATTAAAGCTGCAGGACTTAATGTTGTTGGTAGTATTAATGATGGAAATATGTAAAAAAACTCTTGACTTGTATACGCTTTTCTGTGTATATTTAAACGTAAATTGGAGAGAAATATGAAGGTTATAAACGATACACCAAAAGGAACATCTAACGTTGAGGAATACACAGATATTGTTTCTTACATGGAAAAGAAGTATCCTAAAATGACATCAGAGTTTAAGAAAATCCAACAAGAACAATATGAATTGTTTCTTCACAAACAACACGACTATGGCCCACAGAATATTGCTGTAGGTCAGATGCTTGTAGATGAAGGAGAAAAGAGGTTATCTCTTA